TTAGGCGACAATATAAGTAAGAAGCGGAGGCGATAACAATGTATGTAAATCCTTATGCTCCTGTTAATCCAGCAATGATGGGAGTAACTCAGCAACGTTTAAATAATTATCAAGCTCAAATGCCGCAGATACCGGCATATCAGCAACAGCAGTTTGTTCCACAACCGCCTATGCCCCTGATGATGAAAGGGCGTACAGTTGCAAGTTTAGATGAAGTAAAGGCTGCCCAAATTGATTTAGATGGAAGCCTGACATATTTCCCTTGTCCGGCCGATAATTGTATTTACGCAAAAGCTATTGATATGAATGGTATGCCGGTTATCCAAACTTATAAACTTTCGTTTGAAAAAGAGGCTATACCTAAACGTTATGCTGATGCAGAAGTAGTAGAGGCCCTGCAGCAAAAAGTAAGCTCATTAGAGCGTTATATGAATATGAAAGGGGAGAATATAAATGCAAATGAATCCGTTCACAATGATGCAAATATTCAATCAGCTTCGCAGCAACCCAAACCCGATGGAAGCAATGCAGAAAATGCTGGGGAACAATCCCCTGTTTGGGCGCGCAATGGAAATGGCGCAAGGTAAGTCTCCAGAACAGTTAAAAGAAACTGTTATGAATCTCGCCCAGCAACGTGGTATTGATCCTCAACAGGCTCAACAGCTTTTATCGCAATTTGGTATTAAAATCTGACCGGTGGCCACCAAAGGATTTTAAACAATAAATCTAAAGGAGATGTTCTATATGACTATGGAAGGTACTGGCGTAATGCCTGTATACGATTTGAATAACCGTACCGCAGCAGCAGACGGCGCAGGTTTTGGCGGCGGCTGGATGTGGGTAGTAATGTTATTCTTCCTGCTTGCCTGGGGCGGCGGTGGATTCGGTGGGTTCGGAGGCGGCGCTAATGGTGCTGTAAATACTTTGACTAATGAATTTCTCTATACCAATCTGAATAATACTTTAAATCAAGGTTTTACTCAAGTAGCAAACCAGAGCTTTGGCATTCAAAAAGACTTGTGTCAAGGTTTTAGCGGTGTACAATCTGCTATTGCTGAAAGCCGTTTTGCCGCTCAGCAATGCTGCTGCGAAACCAATCGTAACATTGATGCGGTTCGTGCAGAAAATTACAAGAACACTTGTGAGATCACGACTGCAATTCATGCAGAAGGTGAAGCAACTCGTGCTTTGATTACTGCTAACGTAATGCAGGAATTGCGCGATCAGCTTCAAGCTGCTCAACTGCAACTTGGTAACGTTGCTCAAACTACCAACATTATCAACGCAGTACGCCCGTTCCCGCAACCGGCTTATATCACTTGTAGCCCTTATACGGCTATGAATGGCTATGGCTGCAACGGCTGTGGTAACTGCTAATATCCGCTGAATGCGTGACTAAGAAACAGGGGAGCTGTCACGCTTCCCTGTTTTAATTTAAGGAGATGAATTATAAATGGCAACTTGTAATTGCAGAACTATATTGACCACGGCTGTAGCAGTAAGCGGCAGTAATTTGGTGTTGACCATTCCTGACGGCACTTATGAAAACTGCGTTAGATATTGTATTAGGATAGCGCAGGATATTCCTTCTACTGCTACAAATCTTATGCCAGTAGTTATTAAAATCGGTACTGGTGCTACTTTGTATAATGTAAATCGTAAATGCGGACATCATTTATATGCAAATCAGGTAAGAACCAGACGTAATTATTCTTTGCTGGTAGCTGCTGACAGTGCAACCTTTGTTCTTGAATGCGGCTATATTGCTGCCTGCAACTGTGGTACTGTAACCGGACTGCCTGTAGCAACAGCAGAACCTGCAGAAGATAATACTGAAGTTCAGACCGTAAAAAATACTAAGGCGGTGAGCAAGGATGCATAAGTACGAAGATTATATTGATATCGTGGACGGCGATGAAATGAAAGAAGATGAAATCGATTGTATCGTCTGTGGAGCATTGGAAAAACTTAAAGCACACGATGAAGATGATTATGAAGCTGTAATGATGAAAATTCATTGCGTAGCTCATGGACCGCACTTCGATGAGCATCTTGCTAAAAAAGCCGTTTCGGAAATGAAAAATGTTGACGGCACTGCTGGCGAGCATTGGACGTTAGAAGAAACAACCCGTGTCATGGATCAAAATGGTATTAAAGCCAATAAGTATGATTGGTATTACTTATTGAATATGCTACATAGCGATTATTCTCACCTATGGGGAGAAGATGTTGCTCAGTATGTTAAATTTGCTAAAGCGTACATCAATGATCCTGATGCTGGTACAGGTAAGGTATTTTATCTGTGGAGAGCTGGGAAGCATCATCATCATAAATAAAGATTGCATAAAATAACCTCCCCAATTATGAGGAGGTTATTTTGCATTCGTCAAAAATTCGTCAAAAATAAGTTGCCGAAAGGGGTTAAAACTTGTATTTTAATTGTGACGTTAATATGTCATAAATGGCATAATAGCTACATTCTTCTGGAATTGGCTATAATTGTTTCATTAAATAGCACTTTATGATATAATATTATAATTGCCAAAGAACGACTTGTAAAGCGGGATTTATACAAATTCGTCAAAAATTCGTCAAAAATTTTCTAAAAAAAATTTGAGAGACGCTTCTGTGCATTTTCTCTCATTTCATCAGTGTAGTGTACATATGCCTTTAAAACTGTTTCAACTGTATCTCCCAACAATGCTGCGACCGTTTTAATATCAAAGCCACTACTAAGTAATGTTGTAGCATAAGTATGCCTGAAGTCATGAATACTTGTGTCATCTTTTGTGTAAAGAGAAACTCTTTTTATAGAGTGATATGTCACATTCCAAAATACCATATCGCTGATGTGACGAGGATATCTATTCTTGTATTCAATTAAAACCGTTTGTAATCGCATAGGTATAGGTACAGTTCGATAAGAGTTATTGCTTTTTAATTCTTGTAGGGTCATAATATTTCTATTTGTAGCAACCATTTGTCGCTCTACTTTTAATGTTCCTGCATTAAAATCAATATCAGACCATTTCAAACCTGTTATCTCGCCAACCCTAAGCCCTGCGAAAGCGGCGATACAACACGCTGTATATAAAGTATAGTTCTTGGATTTTAAACGTGCCAGAACAGCTTCTAAACGTTCTTTGGAAAGGGCGTTTATTTTTCTTTGACCTTTTATTTTTAACGGATGTATTCCTATCGTAGGATCTTTAGTTATAAGCTCGTATGGAGATACCGCTCTTTTAAAAATAGTTTTTAGTTTTACGAGATACAAATTGGCGGTGTTTGCTTTCACTGGTAAAGAGTTAAATATTGATTGTATGTCGCTATGCGTTATGTCTACCAGACGCATATCTTTTAGTTCTGAAAAGGCTTTGATAGCGTGCTGGTATCCGAGTAGAGTGTTGTATGCTATGCTCCTTCTTATATCATTAAGATACATTGCGGAAAATTCACCAAAGGTTATTCTTGCAGTGCTATTGTCCATATATATTGGCGCATTTGCTTTAACTTCTTCTAGTAACTTATCGCCTGCTATTTTTGCTTCTCTTTTGGTTTTAAATCCTTGTTTTGATTTTTGCTTCCAACAACCACGATTATCTTTATAGGATAATATTACTTGAAATCCTTTATCTTTTTCTCTAAAAGTGAAATTATCCTCCCTTCTCTCCCCTCCTATATTTTAAGTTTTTAAAGTGTTAAGTATTAAAATAAATTTATTGTTTAAGAAATTAGATTATATTATACTAACATTGCCGTTGTAAATATTTTATTTTTGTTATGGCTGCTACCGGGCGTTTGGTAGCGGTCTTTTTTTATTTCATTTAGCCTTGGGGAAAGATAAGATCTTTATAGAATTATCTTGTCCGTCCCCTTTCTTCGGGGACACTGGGCAATAATGTGATGCTCCTTGATTCCTAAAACATAACCAATCACTTGATTTAGCTCACCAGGCGAAAAATCTTTCATGTTGCATTCGATAAGCTTGATTGTTCTGGATAACAAAGTATCACGCTCCTAAACTGCATTTTTATTTTTTGATGTTTCTGCAGTTAGCAGTCCATCAATAAAGCCAATAACAATATATCTATCATTATCTTCAATTTTGCGGAACTTATCTATAAGAATTTTTTCCTGATCAGATAATACATAGTTATCTTCCTGATCTAGATAAAAAGGAGTGGTGCGTTCCATTTCTACATCGAATCCCATAAGCCAGCCTTCGTTTACATTTAATGCAACGGCTATCTTGTAGAGATTATTCTGTTTTGCCTTAAATTTGCCTTTTAAATATTGGCTAATAAGAGGTTGGCTTAATCCAGTTTTTTCGGACAGTTCAACTGGCTTTATGCCTGTGACATCTAACGCTTCTTGTAGCCTAGTGGCAAAATCAGTTTTTTTCATTGCAATCATCCTTCCTTCAACTATAATAACACTGATATTAAGGAAAGTAAAGGATAAAATAAGAAAACTAAAATTTAGTATTGACTTAAGAAAGCTTAAGTAGTATAATCGTCTTAGAAACAGAAAAGAAAGGAGGAACGTTATGAATCCGGAATTTGATTATTCAAAACTTAATGAAAAAATAATTAGAACATTTCTTACAAGAACTGCATTTTGTGAGGCTTTTGGGGTATCGACATCGAATCTTTCGTTGAAAATGAATAACAAACATTACTTTACTCAACCACAAATCGCTAAGGCTTGTTCATTATTGAAAATTCCACAATCTCAAGTTGGTAAATATTTTTTTACCACAAAAATTAAGAAATCTTAACAAAAAGGAGCGCTGTTAAATGATTGTAGAATGTCCACACGTTGGAATAAGAGAGCTGTCTGAAGCGTGGGGTGTTAGTGCTAGGACAGTAAAAGAATGGCTTGCTAGTGCAGGTATTAAAACAGTAGTACGTGGTCGGTATCGTATATCAGATGTTACGAGATATGCCGATCAGTACGGTAAGCCGAAACTTTCTAATCGAGAGCGATTAGAGGTAATGCAGCTACAAAAAGCCTTAGATAACGCTAACGCTGAAATAGCAGAACTGCAAGAATGTCTGTTGAAAGTGTCAGGAGTAACAGCTGACGCTGTTCAAAAGATAGTTAGGCAGATGAAAAAAGAAACTGAAATAGTAGAAATGAGGCAGAGCAGATGAAAGCATTAATCAAAGTAGCAGGAATAGCAGTAGTAATGAAAGAGAGTATTAAGCAACAGCCTTGTGTATGGTCTTTAACTGCTTTGGCTATAGCAACAGTAGTTAGGCTGATATATGACATAGGCTACGCTATGGGGCAGGTGGCAGGCTTATGATTAGAGATTTTACCGTAGCAACTACTGCAATATTTGTTGGGACATACGTAGCTATTATGGCTGCTGTAGTGACAGTAGGGGTGTTGAGATGATAGGCAAAAGAAAAAGAGCTACCGAAGTTGCAGCTTCGATAGCTCAGGTGGACTGTAAATTTTACGAGGTTTAGCGTCCACCTTCATTTTAGCAGAGCGAAGGTGATTTGTAAATGGATAAGTTACAGCAGGAAAAAATCGATCGTTTGAATACTGCAGTAGAAATAATAAAAAAGACGTTTTCAGAACCAGTTAAATTTCCGGTCCGTTCATCTCCGTATCCGGTCGTTGTATGTGTACATTGTGGATGTAGAGTGCCAATAGAGGATACACGCTGTAGATGCGGCGGTCAAACTTTTAGAGAGTTTTAGGAGGACGTAGAAATGAATGAGAAAGAAAAGTTAGCGGCCTTTCGTGCGCTTCAGCAAGCATACGGTGAGCCTAAAGTCCCCGCAAAGCAGGCTGTTAAACTTCTTAGACGTGCAGAACGGTGTAAAGGGGGTATAGGCAATGAAAGAAATAAGACTTCTTACTGCAGATGAAGTTGAATGTCGGGTCGCCACGGTAAAAAAAGATAACAGCGGGTGTTCGTTGTTGTTGTATAAGGACGCTAGGGTCGATATGCGCATTCTTGACGAGACGTTCGGACCGATGAATTGGCAGCGACATCACGGACGGGATAACGCAAATTGTATCATCTCGGTGTGGGATGATGATAAAAAGCAGTGGATCGAAAAAGAGGATACTGGCACTGAGAGCAACACAGAAGCCGCCAAGGGACTGGCAAGTGATAGTTTTAAACGTGCCGGGTTTAACTGGGGCATTGGACGTGAGCTATACGATGCTCCGTTTATATGGGTGAAGCTATCGGAGCAGGATTTGTCTACCAATGGGAAAATCACTGCAAAGTTTTTTGTGAAAGACATAGAGTACGATCGGACTAAAAGTGAGTTTGTGAAGCTAAAAATCGTGGACAGTAAGGGTGTTGTACGGTTTGAGCTGGGTAAAAAAGTTGATGCGCCTGTAGCGGAACATAAAGCAACATCACCTACGCCAATAGAACAAACACAGCCTGCGTTTCCTGACGAAAATACTGGACCACAATTTTTGATGTGTCAAGAATGTACAGTTGAAATCAGTCAAAGAGTTCACGATTACAGCGTGCAGAAATTTGGCAGGCCTCTTTGTATGAACTGTCAAAAGGCAGTAGCAAAATGAAGTTGGAAGGTTTAGGGATTCATCAGTTAAATAAATTTTGAAAAGAGGAATTAAAAATGGAACAAGTATATGGGAAAAAAGTTGAAAGTTATTATGACAGTACTGATAATTATATCGCTGAAAATGAAGTCACTGTAACAATTACATTAAGCGAATATCGAAAATTGGTGCAGGAAGTGGCTACAAAAAAACATGATATCGACAGGGCGAACTCGGAAACGTACGAGGCAAAGCGCCAGCTGGAAAAATTTAAAAATCAATATTTCGAGGAATTAAAAAAAGAATATGGCGAAAATGCCGAAGATGAAGATTAACGCAAAGTAAGTGGGCGCAAAATGAAGCTAACAGTTAAAGGTTTACAGCCGTTAAAAGGGATGGGATACATAAATTTAGTAGTACCTGTCCCTTTATCAGAGGAAGAAGAAATCAATAAAATCGATCCTGAAAAGCAGTATGTTGTAGAGGTCAAGCAATGGCGAAAAGGGCGTTCTAACGACGCTAATAAATACGCTTGGGTATTATGCCAAAAGATAGCAGAAAAGCTGTCAGAAGAGAGCTTTCACAGCAAGGAAGATGTTTACAGGAAAGCGATCAGGGAATGTGGTTACGGCAAAATATGGCCAGTGCCAACTGACGCTGTAAACAGAACTATTGAAATTTGGCAAAGCAATGGTGTTGGCTGGATAGCTGAATTAGTTAGTGAATGTCAGAACATTAAAGGCTATAGCAATGTAAGGGTATATTACGGTAGCAGTGCTTATGACACGAAAGAGATGAGCCGTTTTATAGATTGTTTGGTATCGACGGCAAAAGAGATTGGTGTAGAAACAAGGCCGCAGGAAGAATTAGATGACCTAATCAGGGAGTGGGGCGTTAAAGATGGCTAAGAGTATCATACAGAAAGAAAAATATTGTTACCTATCTGGAGTGCAAAATGTGCCACTTGAGGAGCATCATTGTTTCTTTGGTCCGTTACGAAAAATCAGTGAAAGATACGGCTTTAAAGTTTGGCTTACCCCTGAATATCATAAGGGGAAGAACGGTCCGCATCAGGATAGGCAAACAGATTTACTGCTGAAAAGAGAATGTCAGCGTAAGTTTGAAGAAACTCACAGCAGAGAAGAATTTATGAAGATTATCGGAAGAAACTATTTAGATGACTGATTATTAGAATACATTTGTTATGAATAATTAATCAGGAAGGGAGAGGGCGTTTTGGCAGATGTAAAATGGATAAAAATTACAACAGATATTTTTGACGACGAGAAAATTTTGTTGATCGAAGGACTGCCAAGTTCAGACGAAATTATAGTGATTTGGTTTAAGCTGCTGATATTGGCAGGGAAGCAAAATAACAATGGTGTCTTTCTGATGAATGAGCGTATTCCATATACAGATGAGATGCTGGCAACGATTTTCCGCCGTGATATAAACATCGTTCGTTTGGCTCTTAAGACTTTTGAACAGTTTGGTATGCTTGAATTGGTCGATAATGTTATTACCATTCCGAATTGGAATAAACATCAGCAGCTTGATTCCTATGAAAAGAAAAAACAGCAGGATCGTGAGCGTCAAAAAGCACGTAGAGCGGAACAGAAAGTGTTAGCTCTTGGGACGAAAGATGTGAATAAAAATTCAGAAGGCGAAAAAAAGTCGCGTGACAGTCGCTGGACAATCGCTGGACAATCGCGTGACAGTCGCGAAAATGTCGCTGAAAATCGCGGCCTAGATAAAGAAGAAGATATAGATATAGATAAAGAAAAAAATATAAAAAAAGAAAAGCCGAACAAGTCGGCTCTTGATGATTTAATTTTTAAATATACTAGCAATCCTGACTTGAATAAGGCAATCAAAGATTTTGTTGATATGCGAAAGAGAATAAAAAAACCTTTGACAGAAAGAGCATTGAATATTCTTTTTGTTAAGCTTGATACTTTGTCAGGTGGGAATGATAGCAACAAGATTAAGATTTTAGAAAACAGCATACTGAATTGCTGGCAGGGGATTTTTGAGCTGAAGCCAGAGCAAAAAGAAAAAACACAAGAAGAGATATTGCGGGAGATGATGCGACGATGATCGGCCAGGATCAAGATACGGAAAAACTTGTATTAGCTGGAATGATGTCAGATAAAGAAAATCTTGATCAAGGGATCCAAGAGCTTTTAGATACTGACTTTACGAGTATGACTTATCGAAAAATTTTCTTGATGATTGCGGCGATGTATAACGACGGAGATCAGGTGAATGTCGGTACAGTTTTAGTAAAACACCGTGACGAAATAAATAGTTTTGGCTTAGGAGTGTCGTTTATCCAACTATTCGAGCAGTTCGTACCAAGCATAAAAACCCATATAGAACGGCTTAAAGAGTGTACTAAAGCAAGGAAACTATTAGGCTTGTCAGAGGCTATCAGAGGAGCTGTGGAGCGTGGTGATTGCTGTGACGATGTGTATGGGAACATCGAAAATGAGTTGATAAAAAATACTGCTATTGGTGCAGAACGCGTATATATTTCACCACAGGAAATGAGTGACACTTGTGTATTGAGCCTGCGAGATCGTTACGAAGAAGGTCGGAGAGAAAAGAAAGTCATAAGGACTGAGTTCAAAAGCATAAATTATGCTACAGGCGGATTAGAGAAAGGCGATTTAATTATTCTGTCTGCAGAAACTGGTGGAGGTAAGTCGGCATTTGCTATGAACTTAGCCTATCAAATTGGCATAGTACAGAAAAGACCTGTGCTATATCTAAACTCTGAGATGTCAGCTGACCAAATGGCGCTGCGGTGGAATTCAATAATTAGCCATATAAGCCATTCTAAAATCAGGCGTGGAGAATTGACGGAAGAAGAATTTTTTTACATCATCAGCAAAAGTGATGAGATGACAAAAGGAAAGCTACACACGCTTACTATACCGGATCTGCAGGTTAAAAATATTTTTTCTGAAACACGCAGAGCGGTAAAAAAGTATGGAATTGAAATGCTGGTTGTTGATTATATTGGCCGTATGGATATGACTAATGCACCATCAAAGGAAGATTGGCAGATACTCAAATCGGCAGCGCAGAAGTTAAAGACACTTGCACAGGATTTGGGAATTATCGTTGTGATGATTGCACAGCTGAACGAAAGAGGAAAGCTGGCCCAGTCAAGTTATATGTCACATGAAGCTGATTTGTGGATTAACTTAACAAGAATCGAGGAAGATAATCTGAATAAGTTTTATCCGTTCAATATGTTACTTCAGTTGAAAAAGGCGCGTAACGCAAGCACTAATAAGCCTTTGTTCTTTTTCTTTGATGGCGATACGTTGAGTTTTACGGATAAAAAGGAGCGTGCTGAAAAGTGGAACAAAGAAGAACAGGAACGGAATCGGCAGAATTTTACAGCGCTTGGAAAAATGACTGCGTCATAACAGAACATCAGTTAGTACGTGAGGCTATTGTTAAAGATTATATAAGCGGATTGATTCCAAAAGTTATTGCTCAATGGAAAATAAAAATTATAAATCAAGCTATAACATTGAGATATAAGGAGCAGTGGTAACTATGAAAATTAAAGCAACAACACCATGTTATAAATTCAGGGACGCAACGCCGGAAGAACAGATTGCAAAAATCAAAGAAGAATTGGCTGAGGTAGAAGCTGCTTACACAGAGTTTAAAAAAGTGCCGACAGAAGATAAGCTGCTGGCGTTGATGATGGAGATTATCGACGTTAAGGCTTGTTGTAACACGTTTGTTTACCAGCTGCGGAAGAATCATGCTTTGGCGTTTTTGGCTTATGCCAAAGCTAAGCGAGAAGTCATAAATAAAAATCTTGCAAGAGGGTATTACTTTACACCAGAAGATATTGACAAGCTGAACACTAATAAGTCAGAACCGTTTTGAGGTGAGATCATGAATTGCGATATATGCCATAAGGATACAACGGCGGGTAGTCACATAACCAGAGGCCGATATTTTGAGGTGCATATTTGCCCGAGCTGCTTGATATGGTCCGATGATCTGCGGGCTGTTACAGCACGGGAGATATTTAATAACTTTAAAAGATTGCAGGACAAGGAATACGTTAGCATAAGTAGCGAGCAGGAGTGAGGACAATGAAAATGTTATCGCTATTTAGCGGGGTAGGTATGATTGACCTTGCTGCCAGCTGGGCGGGAATAGAAACAGTGGCTTTTTGTGAAATCGAAGAATATCCGCAAACAATATTGCGAAGGAGGTTCCCGAATGTGCCGATCTACAGCGATGTCAGAGAACTCACGGCAGAAAAACTTAAAACTGATGGAATACCCAAGATCGATATTATCAGCGGAGGATTCCCGTGCCAAGATGTTAGCACAGCAGGTAAAAGAACTGGTTTCGTTGATAGTGAAGGGAACGTTACCCGCTCCGGTCTTTGGGGAGAGTATGCCCGGCTTATTTGCGAGCTTAAACCAAGATGGGTTGTGGCTGAAAACGTGGCAGGGTTACTGTCAATCTCTGCTGCCGGGATTCGTGGAGGAGGATTCGGAACTGTACTCCGAGACCTGGACGAAATGGGGTATCGTGTTGGATGGTCATGCTATGGAGCTGCCGAGGTTGGAGCGCCGCACAAACGAGAGCGAGTGTTTATTGTGGCATACTCCGGACTGTAGCGATCGACGCAGTCCTAAAAGCAAACAGCAAGGATTAAGTAATCAGGCAAAAGCATATTGGCGAACCCCGCAGTCGCATAATGGTGCACAAGGGCCTAAATCTAAGATGTTTTATGAAAAGTGTTTAAAAACTGGTCAGTCAGCAATAACACTCGTAGACCAAGTGAAAAACTGTCCAACACCTGCCGCTAGAGATAGTAAAGGAAGTAATTCTGCAAAACATTTATCAACGGGACATCATATAAATCAGTTGGCAAACAAGGTTAAACTGAATAAAACAGAAGGACAATTAAATGCCGATTGGGTTGAGATACTAATGGGATTACCAATAGGATGGACTGACATAGATGTAGCAACCGAGAATATTGAAAGTTGGCAGGGATGGCCTGCTGGAATAAATATAGAGCAATACGAATACGAGCCTGCGAGGGTAGTGATTGGCCAGAAAAACAGGGCGAAAAGACTAAAGGCGTTAGGTAATGGTTGTGTGCCGCAACAGATTTATCTTGTGTTTGCAGCTATAAGAGAAATGAATAAATAGCTTAGTTAAAACGGCCGTGCATACTAACTATATACAAGCATAAAGGGAAGTATACCCCTGCGGAGGTGATTAGCCCGTAGGGGGCGGCCTTTTAAATATAAGGAGTTGAAAATATGACGAGAACAAGAATACTTGACGCTTGTTGTGGCAGTAGAATGTTTTGGTATGATCGAGATAATAAATATACAGTTTATCAGGATAACAGAGAATTGGATACTACGCTATGTGATGGGCGGAAACTGGAAATTACCCCTGGACTTTTTGGCGATTTTAGAAAAATGATATATGCAGACAATTACTTTGATTTAGTGGTTTTTGATCCGCCCCACTTGGTTAGAGCTGGTAAAACGTCGTGGCTGGCGCAGAAATATGGGGTGTTGGATGAAAACTGGAAAGCTGATATTAAAGCAGGATTTGCAGAGTGTTTTAGAGTGTTGCGCCCATTCGGAACGTTGGTTTTTAAGTGGAATACAGAGCAAATACCATTTAGCGAGGTTATAAAACTTGCACCGGAACAGCCGCTATTTGGGGATAAAAGAGTTAATACTCGTTGGGTTGTGTTTTGCAAAGGTGCTAGAGCCAGTGACAGAGCTACTGATTAATATAAGTTTGGAGTGGTAAACTATGAAACCAATAAATATAAAAATTATGATGGCGTTAATCGAAAAAGAACCAGGCGATCAGTATGTACCAGTATTGAAACCAGTGCTTATGCAGATACTGACTGAACTCAAACATCTGCGCCGAAAAAACAGCCAGCTCGGCGGGAAAGTGGCTCGGTATCGGAGAGAGAAGAAAACTCTAGAAATTATGTTATCGGCTGTAGTAATAAATGACGACGTGGAATGAACTGCCGGCACACCTTGTAAGTAAAATACGTTCGGACAGCGTAACGGCGCCGGCGAATTTACCCGGGGCTGTACCTGTGCTGAAATATGGTAATGCAATAACTGAGGTTGACGGGATTCGCTTTGATAGCAGGAAAGAAGCAAAATACTATGAGGACTTACTTTGGCAGCAGCGTACCGGTGCAGTAAAAAGCATTGAATTACAGCCTGAATTTGTTTTACAGCCTGCTTATGAGGTTGCTGGTAAAAAGATAAGGCCGATTATTTACAAGGCTGATTTTAAGGTGACGGAAGCCGGCGGTCATGTTTATTACGTCGATACAAAGGGTATGAAAACACCGGTATATCTATTGAAAAAGAAGATGCTGCTATATCGTTACCCGGACATTGACTTTAGAGAAGTTTAAGGTGGTGGAGTAGATGAAAGCGTATTGCTGTAAGGAGCGTGACGGTGATGGATACGCCGTTATTGTATACGGAAAAACAAGAGGTCAAGCAAAACGAGAAGGGGCTAGCGAATTGGATATTGATTTTTTAGATGCCAACGTTAGCCGATTACCGTGGGCGGACGAATACGGCAGTATCAATAATCTTCCGTTAAAGGTCTACTTTGAAAACGGGTGGTTTTGTGAGTGCTGCAAGTGCGGAAGGCGTATAGACGTTGATAGTGAGTATCCGGAAGGTACTTTGGGAAAGTTTGACTATTTGTGTGACGAATGTAGAAAGGCGGCGAAAACTGTAAAAAATGCCATGTGAAACTGGTATAAAACATTGGCTTGAAAGCGGGGTGCTGGACAATGCGTGAAATATTATTTAGAGGTAAAGGAATAAATGATAAAGAATGGCGCTACGGCTTTTATACAGAACAGCAGGGATACCCTTACATAACACCGGATGGGGTGGCGATGTATGAAATTGACGCTAATACCGCAGGGCAGTATACAGGCTTTGTTGACAAAAATGGCAAGAAAATATTTGAGGGCGATATCGTCTGTATGGACGATTGGATACCCCCATGTATGCAGATAGCTTATGCACAGGGAGTTTTCTACTTAGCGGAAATTGACAAACCAGTTAAAGATTATGGTGCCATTTATTATTTAAACAATGGTGGGAAACCTTGTGCAAAAGTTATCGGCAATATCTATGATGATTTGAGCTACTAAAGGAGCGGTGAATAAAAATGACTAAATTAAAACCTTGTCCGTTCTGCGGTAGCAAAGCTAAGATGGAAAGAACGCCAATTAATCCTTATTATTATGTGATCTGTACAAATCTAGAATGTGACGCAACTGTTGGGAGATTTCAGCCAACAGAAGAAGAAGCTGCAGCAGTATGGAACAGACGGGACGGTGAAGAAAATGTATGAAATAGGACCGAATTTATCAGCTGTATTAATTGCTATGTTGATCGTAATTTTGATGGCTATTTACGTGTGGGCGGTGAATAGATTATGAGATTAATAGATGCTGACAACTTAAAAAAATCTGTTATGGATTGTGATTTGTGGTATGAAAATGCTGACGTGTGGGTTGTTGTTGATTTAATAGACGAAGCCCCAACGGTGGAAGGACACCAAGAAAAGTGTATTAATGCGCCTGCTGGCGATTGCAGCAGCCACAAAAAAGCAACATGGATAGTTACGGCGGGGGAAACTCTTAAAGTGAAATGTTCTGAATGTAATTATAAAATCAATTATTTTTGGAATGATTGTCAAAACGCTAAATTTTGCCCTTACTGCGGGGCTATTATGGACGGTGAACCCGAATGAACATACTAAAGTTAGAAAGATCAATAGCTTTATTAAAACCAATCATTTGGAAAATGCCTATGAATAAGAAAAGAGAGGCTTATATAACTTTATTGACAGCTACTCAAAAACAGATACCACAAGAATTAAGTCCCTTGTTATCAGATGATGGTTTACCAGTAGGTTGGAAATGCCCTGTGTGCGGAAAATTAGTAGATGATGCTGCTCATTATTGTAAATACTGCGGCCAAGCTATATGTGATGATTAAGGAGTATAGAGAAGGAGACTGATATGCTAATAGAACAGTATATTAAGCATGTAGAGCGGTACTTTTGGGATCGTAAGCAAATACAAAAAGTTGTTGATGAAGAAAAAGAGCAACGTACTGCAAGGAAAGGGCATACGGGCGGTGGGGGTCGTGCTTTTATCAGTAATCCAACAGAAACAGCAGCATTAAAAAACATTGAGCCAGTACGTATGATATCGTTTGGATATGGACCATATCAGTCGATAATAATGAACCCGGAGCTATGGCTTGAAGTTGTCGCAGAAACCTATAAGATACATGAGAACCAGCTTACTGGTAAAGTTATGTATCAAAAATATGAAAAAAGGAAGCCGATGAAAATAATTGCAGAATTAACCGGCGTAAATAGAGATACCTGTTATGAATTTCGTAAGGAGTTTCTCCGAGATGCTGTTGGTTTGGCATTGAAAAAAGGTTTGATAAAATAAAAAAAAGTTTCCGACAAATTACCTGTTCTGATGAGTTAAAATAGTATTATAAGTAAGTAGGTTTACAACAAGCTTGGGTTTGAGAGTAGGTTTGAGAGTAGTGTAATCTTCAATGGTACTCAAACGCGGCTTGCAGCAGTCGCACTGATAGTGTATAAAATGTCGCAAGTAAACCCAGTAACGGGATAACCTGCAAAGGTGAAACGTTCAAGCTTAGCGCTTGGACACTGCCCTGCCGTTGGGGTAATACAGCGGCATTAATGGAGCAGTACTCAAATGGCTAAGAGAGCAGTCTTGAAAACTGATAGGGCGTAGGGATACGCTGTGTGGGTTCGAATCCTACCTGCTCCGCCATACGGAAGGTTGGCGTAATCGGTAACGCAGCGCCCTGCTAAGGCGTCAGTCGAGCAATCGGCTTGCAGGTTCAAGTCCTGTGCCTTCCGCCAATTTAATCTACATAAATAATTCGGCGTTGAAAAACCGATAAAACACGGTAATATACATCAAAGTTTAGCATAAAACTTAATATAAAGGCACTTAACTTCGGTTAGGTGCTTTTTTATTTGCAAAGGTGGTGAGGAGATATGAGGATAAATCTGACCGGCAAGATAAAGAAGATAGCAAAGGCATTAGAGCTAAAAGGAATGATTTATCTATATTCAAGAGAACAGGTATACAGCGAGAAACTTTCTAAAGTCTGTACTATGTATAAACTAGATCATCTAATGCCCTGGGATGAATATAAAGAGAAATATCCTGATAAAGCTGAACGAAAGAGAAATAAAGGTGCCAATGTTAGAGTAGAAGTAGCAAGGTCGTTTAGAGAAATAGATATCCTGTATTATTTGGTGAATGTGTTAAAGGCAGGTGATAACAGTGGATGAAATTAGTCAAGCACAGAAGAATTTTGTTGATTACTTTATAGAAACCGGTAATCAAACTGAAGCATACAAAAAAGCGTATCCAACGTGTAAGACTGATAATTCAGCGGCGGCCAGTGCTAGTAAACTGCTAAGGAATAACAAGGTGAAGCAATATTTAGATGCACGAATGGCAGCAGTTGATAGTGATAAGATTGCTACAGCTGAAGATGTTCTTGAATATTTAACAAGAGTAATGCGTGGAGAAGAAAAGGACCAGTTTGGATTAGATGCTGGACTAAGTGATAGGACTAAGGCAGCAGAACTATTGGGTAAGCGCTATATGCTGTTTAAAGAACAACTAGATGTAAATATTGAAGGCGATATTGCTGGTTTAATTGCTAGCCGTCGTAAGAAGGGTGATAGCGATGCCTAGAGTTGCTTTATCAGAAAAGGATATAAAGGCATTAACAGACTTTCTTGGAAGTGTCAGTAAAGATCCTTTGGAGTTCGTACGGCTTGCATTCCCGTGGGGAGAACCGAATACTCAACTTGAAGACAAAGCAGGACCTGATGAATGGCAGATAGAACTGCTGAACGATATCAAAGAAGGATTAAAAACGCCAGATCAGGTTATCCGTGAAGCCGTTGCATCCGGACATGGCATTGGTAAGTCTGCTATGGTGGCATGGATTATTCTGTGGGCTATATCGACACATGAAGATACAAAGGGCGTTGTTACGGCGAATACAGATACACAACTCAAAACAAAAACCTGGGCAGAGTTAGCTAAATGGTATTACTTGTTTGTAGCAAGAGATTTATTCACTTATTCAGCAACAAGCATTTATTCTAACCAAGAAGGTCATGAAAAGACATGGCGTATAGATGCAATACCATGGAATGATAGTAATCCTGCAGCGTTTGCGGGTTTACATAACCAAGGCAAGCGAACTCTGGTTATATTCGATGAAGCTTCTGAGATATCGGATATCATTTGGGAAGTAGCTGAAGGTGCAATGACAGATGCTGATACGGAAATCATTTGGTGTGTGTTTGGAAATCCTACTCAGAGTAGTGGCCGTTTTCATGCTTGCTTTCATAAAAACAGAAGTTTATGGAACCGTAAACAAATTGATAGCCGAACTGTTAAGATAAGTAACAAGGCTGAACTTGAGGGTTGGCGGGTGCAATACGGCGAGGATAGTGACTTCTTTAAAATTCGCGTGAAGGGCGAATTCCCTTCTGCTAGTGATAAACAATTTATTAGTACCGCCTTAGTTGATGAAGCAAGACGTAGGACGTTACAAGAAAAGCAATTTAGATTTGCTCCTGTGATTATAGCCTGTGATCCTGCATGGACAGGAGGAGACGAAACAGTTATTTATCTTAGGCAAGGGCTATTCACGAAAAAGCTGTTTGCGACTACTAAGAACGATAACGACATTGAAATAGCAGGCATATTAGCCAGATTCGAGGACGAATACAAGGCTGATGCGGTGTTTATTGATCTAGGCTATGGTACAGGAATCAAGAGTGCTGGTGACGCATGGGGCAGATCGTGGACACTGATTGCTTTTGGCGGGAAGTCAAACAGGCAAGACTGCAAAAATAAACGTGCTGAGATGTGGGCTAATATGAAAGATTGGTTGAAAGAAGGCGGGGTTATACCAGAAGATGACCAGACTTTAGCGGATGATTTAATGGGTCCTGAAACAGTACCTAATACTAGCGGGTTAATACAACTTGAAAGTAAAGAAGCTATGAAAAAGCGAGGTGTTCCCTCTCCTAATAGAGCAGACGCACTAGCTTTAACTTTTGCTCAATCTGTTGTAAGCAGGGAACAGGCGATAACAGAAGCACAATTTGATAATAGACAAAGGGTTTATGATCCGTTTGCCGGTATGTGAAGGGAGGTGAGACTATGCATAAGATTATGATGCAGTTACACGGTGGCGGCGGTGGAGGTGGCAGTGTTGAGCCTATAAAACAAAGCGCACCTGGCAGTACAGCAGCGGCTACTATTGATAGTGCGACAGAGGGAGAGAGACAAAGCCTGCTTCAAAAACTCTCTAAAGCTCGTGGCAGAAGCTATACCAATAAGACTGGTGGGCAGCTTACCTCTGATAGTGTCAAGAAAATGTTGTTGGGAGAATGATTATGGATATCAAAGATATGCTGCGTGACAGCGATAAATTAACACGAAAACAACATACTATCTCCCAGCTTTATACATTGCGCAGCCAATATGAGCCAACGTGGAGGATGCTTAGCCGGTATATAAATCCGACAAGGGGCAGGTTTGAAGAAGATATCCAAAGCACAGAAGGGCATAGACGTGACGAATACCTTATAGACCCACATCCCCAAAAAGCAGTTGGTAAATGTGCAGCTGGTATCCACAGTGGGTTGACATCACCGTCAAGGCCTTGGTTTGAGCTTAGTCTGCAAGATGAAGAAAAAGCTAATTACCACGCTGTAAGGATGTGGTTAGATGATTGCCAGGAGATTATGAGCAGCATTTATTCTAAGAGTAATGCTTATAATATGCTGCAGCAGATTGAGGCTGAAATGGCTCAATTTGGTACAGGGGCTTCTCTGATGCTGGAAGACTACAATTATGGCATATGGATGCGGCCGTACTGCTGCGGTGAATATGCTGGTGGTGTAGATGCAAGGGGGAGAGTTTATACGTTCGCTAGACGCTTCAGGTTAAGCGCAGAACAAATCGTTAAAGAATATGGTATTGATAACGTATCGGAAAGCGTGAAATCTGCTTATAATAACGGAAATATCACAACATACTTTGATATTGAAATGCTTATAGAGCGTAATGATGATTATGATCCTAACAAATTGGCTTTAGGCAATTTCCCCTGGCGCTCATATCACTATGAAAAAGGTGCTAATGACAAATTCTTGAAGATATCAGGGTTTAGGGAATGCCCGTTCCTCATGCCGCGCTGGACCTTGATTGCAAATGGTGTATATGGCTCTGGACCTGGACATAACGCTTTGGGCGATTGTATGCAGTTGCAGAAGATTGAGAAGAATAAACTTAGGGCTATTGATAATGCTGCAGATCCGGCGATGGCATTTCCTGCTTCAATGAAGAAGCTTGACAGAATGCCAGGAGGACTAAATTTTTATCCTGATGGAACTGTACAGCAGGCTTATCCACTTGTAGACCCAAGAGCAAAGGCCTATGAAGGCATAGGAGCATTGTCTGAGGAGAAACGGCGGTCGATAGCTGAAACGTTCTATAATGATTTGTTTATGATGATTACATCTCAGGACGGACCTCAAATGACTGCGCGTGAGATTGCAGAGCGGCATGAAGAAAAGCTCCTGATGTTGTCCCCGGTACTTGAGCAAATGCACAATGAGGTTTTAGAACCTATGACGCTTCGCACTTTTGATATTTGTTTGAGACATGGGTTGTTTCCGCCTATGCCGGAGGAAATTGACAAAAGCGAATTAAAAGTATCCTTCATTTCTATCTTGGCTCAAGCCCAGAAAATGGTTGAAATACCTGCTATTGAGCGTACGGTTGGATTTGTTGGTAATCTTGCTGCTGCTCAGCCTGAAGTGCTTGATATCATCAATCTTGATGAAGCTGTACGAGGTTTCGCAGAATCTACCGGTGTCAAAGAAAAGATAGTACGTGATGAAAACGAAGTAGCTGAACTTCGCAAACAACGTGCTCAGGCACAGCAGGAACAAATGCAAGCTGAACAGATGGCTGCTGCTGCGCCTGCTGTTAGAGATTATGCTGATGCGGCTAGGTTGATGAGTGAAACCCCTGCTAATGGTGGTAATGCATTAGATCAATTGCTGGGAGGCGGGATTTAATGAAAAACAAAAAAATGAATATGCTTGCACAACAAGCGCTGGACGACTTGGACGTTATTATGCGGACCGAGAACGGACGGCGTTTTATTTATGCCATTTTGGAAAGCACAGAGGTCGAAACAGCGGTTTTTTCAGCTGAGCCATACTTTAATGCTTTCTTATCAGGTAAACGTGCTGTAGGCGTTGATTTGTTAAAGAATATCCGGATGCTGAACGATGGGCATTCTTTAGAGATGCTGATGCGTAATGAAGCAGAGAGCGCTAGACACCCTCCTGATTTAGAAGATGATGACCTTTTTAAAGTAGATAACGACATAGCGGAGGTAAGATATGGATAAGTTTACACAAATATTTTTTGAAGCAGATGGTGCTGGTGGAGGCGGTGAACCTGCTCCTTCCGGTGACCCGCTTGTAACAGAACCTGCTCCTGAAGGGGAGCCGAGTGGAGAGCCAACGCCTGCAGGTGACGGTGATCCTGTAACTACACCTAAAAATGTATTTGATGATCCTGTGCAAGAGCCTGTTGTTCCTGATAAATATGAATTCAACCTACAGGAAGGGCTGGAACTTTCGCCAGAACTGGAAGCTGATTTTACAGCGATTGCTAAAGACGCAAAGCTTACTCAGGAGCAGGCTACTAAGCTGATTGATTTGCATAGCAAAGTAGTTTTAGACGTTATGCATAAGCAGGAGGAAATTGTAGACGGTTGGACTGCTGAATGCCAAAAGCAGGGGCTTATTTCTCGTGAGAACATTGCTGCTGCTAAATTAGCTGTTAATACTTTTGGCGGTGGTGAGGCTATGCAGGTACTTGTAAATACAGGTGTAGCCAATCATCCGGCAATACAAAAAATGCTGCAAAACATTGGAGGCTTGCTTATGGAAGACCAACCGCCTGATGGGCAAGCACCTAAATCTAAGGAACTGGGCGACGCCGAGTTGTTTTTCCCCGGCGGCGGGTTCAAATAAAAATATTAAGGAGTGGTAAATAATGCCAGATTTGACAGGTTTCGCAACCCTTCAAGACTTTGCGTCTCGTCAAGGGTTCGACAAAAAGTATCAAAGAATTATTGAACTGCAAAGCAAAACAAATAAGATTTTAAAAATTATGCCGTTCAAAATGTGTAACTCTAAGGATTATGAGGAAGCTACATTGCGTTATTCTCTGCCGGAAGTAGCGTGGAGAATGATTAACCGCGGGACTAAGCCGAGCAAGTCTAAAACTAAGCAAGTATCTTTTACTTGCGGCGAGATGGAAGCGCTGGCTGAAATCGACGAAAAACTTGCACGAAAGAATAATATGCAGGCTTCTTGGATGATGAGCGAGAATGCTGCCTTTCTTGAAGCAATGAACCAAGAAATGGCGACTACGCTTTTCTATGGCGATGAGAAAATCAATCCTGCAGGATTCACCGGTTTAGGCGCTTATTTTTACAGTAAGACCAATCAGGAAGATATTTGGGCAGACCAAATCATTGATTGCGGCGGCACAGGTGATAATCTGACTTCTGTATGGTTTGTAGGCTTCGGAGAGCAGCAGGTATACGGCTTGTTCCCAGAAGGCGACACCGCAGGCTTTACTCATGAGTATTTGGGTAAACAAAAAGTAACAAATGATAAAGGCGAGGTATTCTTTGCTCATACCAATAAATATAATTGGTCCATGGGCCTTGCAGTTAAAGATCCTCGTTATGTTGTGCGTTTGGCCAATGTTGATTTAAAAGATCCTGCTACTACTACAATCTTCGACAAATTGATCGAGGGTTATTATCAGATTGAAAATCCTGATAATGTTAATTTGCAGATCTTCTGTAATAAACAGTTTGAGGCTTTTATGGCCAAGGCTGCACGTAATGACAAAAATACTATGCTGTCTATTGATACAGTTGAAGGAAAACCTGTTGTTAATTTCTGGGGCGTTCCGTTCCAGCGTTGCGCAGCTATTCTGAATACTGAATCTCAGCTTGTTTAAAAAGGAGGAATATAAAATGGCACGTATTGATGCTCAATTATTGCTGTCTGAGAATCAGGCCGTTACCGGCGCAAGCGCAAACAGCAATGTTATTGATTTAGGAAGTACAGGCGGGTTTATGCATCCGCTGTACTTTGACGTAAAACTGACCACACCAATGACTTCCGGCAAGATTACTAAGGTTAAAGTACAATCTGCTGCAACTGAGGGGTTTGATAGTCCTGCTGATGAGGTTGAGGTAAGTGTACCTGATTCTCTGATTCAAACAAGGGCTTGTACTGTGGCACAATTCTTTTCTCCAATCAAATATGGTAATCGTTATATTAGATTGGTTTACACAGCTAGTGAGGCTGTGGACGGCAAGGTCTTTGCTTATATGACTGACGGCATCCAGGTAACTTTATAATGGCTACTTACAAAGTAAAGCGTAATTGTTTTACTTTGGGTCGTATGTATAGGCGTGATGATATTGTAACGCTTGCAGATAATATTAAGGTTCCTGAACATTTTGTGAAACTTAATAGACCAGCAGCAGTATCTTCCGGCAATGACGATCCGCGTTATCTCCAATATGAAGCAATGAACTTTAATGATTTAAAAGAATTGGCCAAAGAACAGGGAATAAAAACAAGTCAGAAATCCAGGGAAGCTATTATTAATGAATTAGTGGCACTGGCGCAAGATTAAATCAGCCGGGGGCATATGTCCCCGGCTTTCTTTATAACAGAGGTGAAATTATGGATAAGGTTGAGATTTGTAATATTGCACTTAATCATATAGGCGTAGCTACAATAGAACGACTTGACGAAGCCAGCGAGCCGGCACGAGTATGCCGTCGCTGCTATGACTATGTTAGACAGGCCGTGTTAAGGAAATTCCCCTGGACATTTGCTACAAGAAGTGTACAGTTAGCTGCTCTTCAAGATGTGCCTCCTAACTGGAAGTATGCATATCGTTATCCTGCTGATGCAGTATGCCTGAGAATGATGTATAACGAGCATTTTTGTGGTCTGCCGAGGGATAACCAATATAAAATCGTTTCGGATAAACAGGGAAAAGCTATTTATACTAATATCGGCAATGCCTGGATTGAATATACTGTAGATGTTACCGACGCAGATTTATATGATGCTCAATTTGTAGAAGCATTTGGATGGAAGCTCGCTGCAGAAATTGCTTATGCGTTGACTGGCAAATTGGATTTAACGCAGATGTGTATCCAGGCTTATAACGCTTATTTTGCAGAAGCCAGTTCTACTGACGCTGATGAAGAACATTTGCTGGATCCGCACATTGACAGATTAGCGGCAGCAAGATTTACGGGGGCATAATTATGGCACTCTATCAATTAAAATCAAGTTTTGCCGGCGGTGAATTGTCACCGTCTATGTATGGACGTACTGATATTGCTAAATATGACAGCGGGGCTGCTGTTTTAAGAAATTTTTTCGTTCTGCGTTATGGTGGCGCTGCTAATAGACCAGGCTTTAAGTTCATAGCGCAGACTTATAATAATAAAAAGGCTGTGCTAATACCATTTATGTACAGCACAGATCAAAATTATATTGTTGAAATTACTGCTGGCAGATGCCAGTTTTATACAGATGGTGGTATTGTTGTTAAAGAAGATGGCACACCATATAGCATAGAAAACTTTTTTGCTGATAAAGATTTAGAAGATGCTGCAAAAATAAAATATACACAGAGTGCTGACGTGCTTTTCATTGTTCATCCGGCACATGCGCCGATGACACTTACAAGATATGGCAATTTAGATTGGCGCTTTGAGGCAATGGATATTACAGGCGGACCGTTTGATGAAACTAGGTATAATAATAATAGCATCATTACTAAAGTATTAGAATGGAGAAAACCAGGTGCATATAATATAACAATACCGTCTTCGGCGTTGTCAATAAATATTGAAATGGCTGGCGGCGGTGGCGGCGGTGGCGGTGGCATAGAAAGAAAAACTGAATATCTTTCAACCAAATTTAGTGGTGGAACAGGTGGAAGAGGTGCTTTTATAACAAAAGAAATATTAGAAATACCTTCTGAACCAATTTCTTTAATAGTTGGTGCAGGAGGTATAGGTGGACAAGGAAAACAAACTGGAATTATTGGTAGTGCTGATAATGGTAATAGTGGTGGGACTTCCAGTGCTTTAGGAATCAATGCATTGGGTGGCGGTGGCGGAAAAGGTGCAACTGCTGCTGATGATGGTGGTAATGGCACAAGTTATGGATCCGGTGCTCTTGGTGGCAATGGTGGCTATGGTAATGTTAGTGGTATGAGTGGTAATGATGGTTGGATTAGGCTTTCATACACTTTATCTATTGGCAATAATGCAACAGTAAAAGCTTCGGAGGTGTATGGTGACATAACCCTGACTGCTTCTTCGGCTATTTTTTCCAAGGGTGATGAAGGGAGTCTTTTTTCTCTAACTCACTTTTTAGAAACAGATTACAAAAAAGGGACACCAATTAGTACAGGTGGAGATCTGCAGGTTAGCGTATTGCCGAAATCCAATGTCTATGTAGAAAGTTTTGGTTTTTGGGATGGTAATTTTAGTTTGGAAAAATATGATCCTGTTTCTTTGCAATGGGTAAATGTAAGAACACAGAGTGGGAACAGAAGCCAGAATTATAGCTTGACTGAGGAGAACACGTCTGAAAGTATTGCTAGTTACAGAGTTACTTCTACTGAATTTAATACAGGCGTTTGGAGCGGTGAAAATGAGAAGCAGAGAGGTTATATAACCATTCAAAGCATTGGCGGAGATTATACGGGCCATGTATTGATCACTGAATATGTCAGTCCTACAGTAGTGAAAGGGACTGTAAAAAAACAGTTGGCTTCTACAGATGAAACCCGTGATTTTGCTTTTGCTGCTTGGAATGGTGAAAAAGGGTATCCTTCTGCAACAGGCTTTTATGAAGACAGGTTAGTCTTTGCGGGAAGCAAAGGCTTTCCGCAGACATTCTGGACAAGCAAAACAGGAGACTATTATAACTTTGGAACAAGCATACCGTCTGCCGATGATGATGGAATTACGGCCACTTTAAACGGTGGACAAATGAATGGCATTAAGGCAATTATAGCTTTTGGTGAAATGCTGCTGTTAACAGCCGGTGGAGAATTTAAAGTAAGTGGCGGCGGCAAAGCTATTACAGGAAGCAATGTTTTAAGTCAACCGCAGGAATATAGGGGTGTGTCAGATGTTAATCCTGTCACTATCGGTAGCAAGATTATTTATGTGCAGCACCAGGGCAATATCATACGTGACCTTGCTTACAGCTATGATGTTGATAAATATACCGGTGATGATTTAAATTTATTGGCTTCGCACTTGTTTGAAGGGCATAAAATAATATCTATGACCTATCAACAGATACCTAACAGTATTGTTTGGTGTGTGCGTGATGATGGTTTGCTGTTAGGGCTTACCTACATAAAGGAACAGGATATCTACGCATGGCACCAGCATACCACGGCAGGCGGGAAGTTTGTTAGTGTATGTAATATTGGAGGAGCAACAGAAGATAAGTTATATGCAGTAATTGAGCGTGGCGGGCAGTATTATGTGGAAATAATGGAAAGCCGTGATAAAAGTACTAATGTAGAGGATCAGTTTTTCGTAGACAGTGGTATAACCTATGAAGGAGAGCCGACCGATGAAATATCAGGTCTTGAGCATTTAGAAGGGTATACTGTGGCTATATTAGCAGATGGAAATGTACTTCCTCAGCAAACTGTAAAAAACGGCAAGGTTCTTCTTGGAAATAAGTATAAGAAGGTACATGTAGGGCTGCCTATAGATGCGGAAATAAAAACACTGCCTATAGATTTTACAGCTCAAGATGGCACATATTTAAGTCGGAAGAAACGAATTGCTACAGTTACATTATTACTTAAAGATAGCCGTGGTGGATTATTTGGAATGAAGGAAAATGAGTTAGATGAATTTAAATGGCGCAGTAATGAAGCCTATGGGGAACCGATTAGTTTGCAAACAGGTAAATTTAAAGTAACGATCAAGTCTGCCACTTATGATGAAACTCAGCAGATAATAATTAAACAGCCTGATCCGCTGCCGATGACTGTATTATCTTTGATTCCGGAAATAGAAGGGTAAGGTGTATTATGGTAAAGTATGAATTTGTAAAGCCCACAAGGGCAGACGCTGAGTATATAGCGGCTAATCTTAAACTAGATAATTACAGTGAACTATTTTGTGCTATTGGCCCTAACGCTCTTGAAGATATTTCAGATGGATTGAAGCACAGTGATGAAATCGGTTGCCTGCATATTGACGGTATACCCGCTGCTGTATATGGAGTGAGAAAAGCTTCGATAATGAGCGACGAGGGGCGCGTATGGTTGCTTATGACGAAGGAAATGGAGAACCATAAGGTATTTGTCGGAAGGCAGACTAAAAAGGCTGTAAGAGAGCTTTTAAAGAGATACGACAGGTTATATAACTGGGTCAACGTTGGAAATGATAATATAATGCGTTGGCTTAAATGGCTTGGCGCAGAAATACATGAACCAGCGCCGCATGGAGTTTATAATCTGCCGCATCACTTTTTTGAGTTTAGAAAGGATGATGAATAATGGGCGTAGCGGCAACAATAGGCGCCACTCTTTTGGGTGGCTTTATTTCGGGCAGAGCGCAGCAGCAGCAATATAACGCTGCCGCTCAACAGGCAGAGGTAAATGCTCAGATAGCGAATCAGAACGCAGATAAACTGCAGGCACAGGCTGAAGAACAGTCTAAGTCAAATACTATCAACGAAGAAAACAAACGCCGTCGTATGAACGCTATGTTAAGCCAGCAGAGGGCTAATATAGGCGCTTCCGGTATAACAGCTTCAGGCAGTGCGGCAAACGCTTTAGCTGACAGTGCGTATAATATGGAAACAGAGCTTGCTATCGAACGCTATAACTCAAGGCAAGGCGTTGAGAATATTTTTCAGCAGTCTACTGACCTTGTTAATCAACGTGATATCTATAATCAAAATGCACGCAATTACCGTAAAGCCGGTAAGCGTGCACTTATGAATAATATGCTTATGAGTGGGTTATCCCTTGCAGGTAGTTTATACAGTCCTAAGAGCGCAGGAAAGCAAGGTGCTTCCTCCAGTTCTTCAACTCCTAGTGTAACAACAGGTGCTACATATCAATTCAACAGTAGTGGAACTGGCTATAGGCAAGGCAATTACAGTTATTTCCCGATGGAGCCAAAAACTTACTTCCCGTTAAAGTGAGTTGATGAAGAGAGCATAGTTAAGTAATACGGACTGTACTTGCATTAGTACGAAATGTATTATATAATAAACGAAAAGAGATAGTCAGTGGTCGCACGCTGGCTCTCCCTCATAATTGTAAAATGTGAAAAGAGATAGTTTAACGTGTGGTAGCGTTAGCTCATCTCGTAACAAGAATGTGATTGAAAACGAGCCCGCGACCTTACGTTGGGCTTATTTTCTTGCTATTTTACAGCAAGAATAATGGTAGCCACGAGAATACCAAACGCTATCATTAGGGATAATGCTTGATATATGCTCATAGGATCACCACCAATCAGTTACGGACTGATAAGCCAACATAGTTAAACTATCTCGGACATCATTATAACACACCTTTAAGCGCTTAACAATTTGTTAAAGCGCTTTTTCTATACCCAAAAGGAGGCTAGAATATGGCAATCGACATTTTTCAAGTAGGTGCGCAGTTAGGAGCACCGGCAAGTAAAGTATCTAATGTCCGCTATGATAACAGTGGGCAGCAGGCTGTTGCAAGAGAATCATCCCAGACTGGTAGAATTATTCAGGCCGGTGTTGAGCAGGTAAGAGAGCAGATCATAAGAACCGACGTTCTGCAGGCTAATAATGAGTATGTAAAACGTACTAACGATCTAAGAATGCAGTTGATGCAGAAAAAAGAAAAAGGCGCTCTTGACATTGTCGGTGAGTATGAAGCTGGTGAAAGAAAGATCCGCAGCGAGCTTATGGCTCAAAGTCCTCAAAGCGTAAAGTACGGCAAAGGTGCTATGTTATTTGATTACAGCACCCAGCAAACTGATAATGCTAATCGCAGAGTTTTGGGGCAATACAGAGCGCAGCAGTTTGAAGCCTGGCAGAATACTACTTATGAAAACAATCAAAATCAGATTACGACAACGCTAATGCAAAATCCAAATGATCCTCAAGCTTTGAAAGATGCTGTTAACAAAACAATCTTTAGTGTTGAAGATATATTTGGAACATATGGTGAAGAACGTGTTGAATTGGAAACTAACAAAGCGCTTGGTAGACTGGGTACAGCAGTAATTAAACAGGCTATAGTTAACCAGGACTACACAGAAAGCAAAAGACTTGTGCGATATTTTAATGATGTTTTGACACCTGATCAGCGTAATTCTTTCAATTATATAATTAATCAGAAAGAGCAACTCGAAAATAGTTATAAAATAGCTCAGCAACTTTATCAACAATATGGAAATGATAGCGATGCTGCTATGTCTGCGCTAGAAAGTATGAAGAACGGAACATCTAGTTTTGATAGTTTTGTGAATGCTATATCCGGTCAAGAAAGTGGCGGGAATTATGATGCTGTAAATGCACGTACAGGTGCAAGTGGTAAATATCAAATAATGCCTGAAAATTGGCCTGCTTGGAGTAAAGAGGCGGGATTGCAAGATAATGCTAAAATGACGCCTGAAAATCAAGAAAAGGTAGCTAGATTTAAATTAAAGCAGTATTGGGATAAATATGGGCCGAGAGGTGCTGCTATTGCTTGGTATGCTGGAGAAGGTGCTTTAAGCTACAGCGAGGAGGCTTTGAATAGGAAACAAGGCAATGGTGATGAACCGTCCATTAATGAATATGCAGATAGTATATTAGGCAGAATGGGTCAAGAAAGCCTTCAAATGAGTTTTGCAGAGG